GAGTGCAGACACAAGAACACAATACAAAGTCCGTCGGTTGATACTCAGGTACAGAATAATACTGCCGTCAGAACCACTGATAATGACAGCATTAATATCTATGATGACGGAGACCTGCCATTTTAATGGAAGCAGACAACTATAAAAATATTCCCGCCGAACTCAGAAGCCTGCCGCAGTGGGTAGGCTTTTTGATGACTCCGGGAAAAAACGGCAAAATGAATAAACTGCCCGTAAACCCGTATACCCTTTACGGCGCAAGCAGTACTAACCCCGAAACTTGGGGAACTTTTAACGATGCACTCTCAGCCATCGGCAAGCCCTGTAAGGTCGGTCAGAGCGAGGGCATTGTCGAGGGTATAGGCTTTGTTTTTGCCCCGCCTTACTGCGGTATCGACCTTGATCATGTCATTGACGAAAACGGTGCGGCGGATATACTTGCGCTTGATATCGTCAAAAAAATAAATAGCTATACAGAAATATCTCCCTCCGGGACAGGTCTGCATATCATATACAAAGGTGAGATACATCCGGAGTGGAAGAAAAAACAGGTGGATGCACTTGGCAAAGGCACCGATTTAGAGATGTATCAGACAGGCAGGTTCTTTACCGTAACAGGGAACCTTTGGGAGAATTACGGCAGTGTCGCACAGCGTGACAAAGAAGCGCAGGCAGTGCAGAATGAATATATGGACGCAGGAAGAAAACCTTCCGCAAAAAAGCCTTCCCCTGTCCGAAACAATGATCTCAGGGATGACGATATCATTGAAGCGGCAATGAACAGCAAAAGCGGAATGTTGTTTTCAGACCTGTTTTCCGGTAACTGGCAGAATCATTACGGCAGTCAGAGCGAAGCGGATATGGCTTTTTGCAGTATGCTTGCATTCTGGTTCGGGTGCGATACCCAGAGGATGGACGCCGTTTTCCGCCGAAGCGGGCTTATGCGTGACAAGTGGGACAGAAGACAGTCCGGCAGTACATACGGAGCTTTGACAATGCAGAAGGCTGTTGAAGGATGCAGGGAGACATATGCCCCTGGTGAGCCTGACAGCGGGTTCAGCATAACGATAAAGCCGGGAGACAAGCAGGATGCAAGGGTATATACAATGGACGATACAGGCAATGCTCAGCGGCTGTATGACCTTTACGGCGAACGCCTGCGATATATTTACACCGATAAAAAATGGCTTATTTACGATAAAAACAAGTGGAATTATGACATGACAGGCTATATTTACAAGCTTATCGACAAAAGCGTTGAGAAGATGAAGGCGGAGCGAAGCTATTATGAAAAATATGACGCTGAGAATGATGCAAAGACGCTTGAAGCCTTTGATAAGCATATCAGAAAAAGCCGCAGTCATAATTCAAAGTCGGCGCTTGAAAAGGAAGCCCAGCATTACAATGCGGTAAGTCCGGGAGAGCTTGACAATCACAGAGGACTGCTTAATACTCCGGGAGGAGTGATAGATCTCAGCAGCTTCACTGTAAGCCCATGCAGTCCGGATTATTATTTCACCAAGTCAACAACAGTAAGTCTTACAGAGGGCGCACAGTGTCCGCTGTGGCACAAATTCCTGAATGAGATATTCGGCAGTGATGAAGAAATGATTCATTATATCCAGAAGGCGGCGGGATACAGTCTGTCCGGCTATACGGATGAGCAGTGCGCCTTTTTCTGCTATGGAACGGGGCGCAACGGAAAGACAACATTCCTTGATGTTATCCGCAGTATTGCCGGCGATTACGCAAGCAATATCCAGCCTGAGACATTGATGCTCAAAGGAAACAATTCCGGCGCAAGCGGTGATATTGCAAGACTCAAGGGTGCAAGGTTTGTCACATCTGTAGAGCCGAATGAGGGCATGAGACTGAATGAAGGGCTTGTAAAACAGCTTACCGGCGATGATATTGTTACAGCGAGGAAGCTTTATTGTGAGGAGTTTGAATTCAGACCGGAATTCAAGCTGTGGATGGCAACGAACCATAAGCCGGCAATACGAAGCACAGATATCGGCATATGGCGCAGGATACATCTTGTACCGTTCACTGCTCTGATACCTGAGGACAGGGTTGACAGGACGCTCAAAGACAAGCTCCTGAAAGAAGCCGAGGGCATATTCAGATGGTGTCTTGAAGGCTTGAGGATGTACAACGAAGAGGGGCTTGAAAAGCCGGAAGCTGTCAAGCGTGCAACAGACGCATACAAGCGCGAGATGGATATTATCTCACGTTTTCTTGAAGAATGTACGGTAAAGAGCTTTGCCGGTTTTGTAAAGGCAAAGGATCTGTACAATGTTTATTCAGCGTGGTGCGACCAGAACGGCGAATACAAGCTTACGAATACAAAGTTCGGAATTGAAATACAAAAGCATCGCGAAAAAAAGAAAACTATGTCAGGTATCTGCTATGTCGGAATAGATCTCAGCGCTGATTACAAGCCATATAATATTTCTTTAAAATAAATATGCAGGGTTATGCAGGGTTTATATAAACCCCCATAGAATTTTAAAGAATATAATTTATATAAAAGTTTATGTTTAACCATACATAACCCTGCATAACTCACATAAAAAGTGACAAAGAGAGGAGAATGACAATGACAGCAATAATTTCTGACGTGATATGCTTTATGGGCGGCGCAGTGGTCGGCTTTATTATATCTGCGCTGCTGATTGCAGGGAGGGATGACAATGACTGAACTAAGACCGTGCCGCTACTGTAAGGGCAAAGCAAAACGGTACACCAGAGAGGGCAGGAATTACATAGGTGAAGAATGTTTTGTGTCAACGTGTTACTGTATGATGTGCGGTATGCAGGTTGAAGCATTTGACGAAAGCCCGATAAAGGCAGAAGAAAAAGCTGTGGACTGGTGGAACAGAGGGATATATGACAGGAGGTAAGTGCTTAGATGAATTACCTTGACTGCAAAGGGCTGAAAAGGGATATTGCAAGGCAGCGTCTGAAAGTTGCGGAGCTGAAAGAAAGCCGTGTGCGCATATCTCCTGTTCTGAGCGGCATGCCGAAAGCTTCAGGCACCGGCAGTAAAACCGAGCGAGCTGTTGAAGCCCTGACAATGGAACAGATCAGGCTTGAAGGCATGGAGAATCGTCTGACCGCTATGATCGACAGCATACCTGATGATTTCATACGGGAACTATTCAGACTGAGAATTCTCAGAGACAAAACCTGGGTATGGATATCTTTACATATAAGCGGGCATAACTCTGCTGATTCTGTAAAAAAGATGTGTTATAGATATAGATGGTAAGTTTTCAACAGAGTTTTCAACACAACTTGTCCCGTTTGTCCCTTTTATATGTGTTAGAATAGTAGCATGAAATAAAATACATTCATATTTTTAGACTCCTTTTTTTTAGCGCAGAAGCCGTCCCCGCCTCCGGGACGGCTTTTGTGCTGCCGGAGTTTGATGTTGAAGAAATGAGGTGTTACCGTGAAAGAAAAATTGAATCCGAGACAAAAGAAATTTGCCGAATATTATGCTCAGAACGGTAATATCGTTCAGAGTGCAGTTTCGGCAGGATACAGCGAGAACTACGCTAATGCAAGAGCATATGAATTGTTGGAGAATGTTGGAGTTGCCGCATACATAAAGGAGCTGACAGAAAAGGCAAAGGATGAACGCATACTTACTGCCCGTGATCGTCAGGTCATGCTTTCGGATATAGCAAGGGATAATAATAACGAAGCAGCCGACCGCATCCGTGCCGTTGATACACTTAATAAGATGACTGGCGAATATACCGTTAAAGTCGATACGACTGTAAGAACTTCTCCGAAGTTGGCTGATGTACTCTCACAATTAGGCAGCGAGGGGCTTAATGAATAGTTTTCCGTTAAGTCAAAAATATATCGACTTCATCAATACTACCAATGTCAGAGCAGAATTTCTTGAGGGTACAACTGCAAGCGGTAAAACGACTGTCGGTGCAGGCATTAAGTTCATGCGTATGGTATCTGCTTCAAAAAAGAAGCTGCATGTGCTTGCTGCCAAGACAACGGGCAAGGCTGAGGAAACGATCATACAGCAGGACAACGGAATACTTGACATACACTCAAACGCCGTCTATTTCGGCAACGGAGATAAGGATTACAAGCTGCCGCACATCAAATTTGAGGGAAAGATCATCTACGTTTTAGGCTATGACAATAAAGACAAGTGGCAGAATGTACTTGGTGCTCAGTTCGGCAGCGTGTATATAGACGAGGTCAATACGGCAAATATTGAATTCGTCCGTGAGATCTCAACCCGTAATGATTATATGCTTTGTACGCTTAATCCCGATGATCCTGCGCTGCCGGTCTACAAAGAGTTCGTTAACCGTTCCCGTCCGTTCAAAAAATATGAAAATGATATTCCGGCGGAAATACTGTCGGAACTTAAAGAAGAACATGTACCCGGTTGGCGGTACTGGTTCTTTTCGTTTCGTGATAATCTCAGTCTGACCGCTGAGGACATTGAGCGTAAAAAGGCAGCAGCACCGAAGGGCACGAAACTGTATAAGAATAAAATTGAGGGACTGAGAGGTCGGGCAACAGGACTTGTTTTCAGTAACTTTGACCGACAGCATCATGTTATGCGAGAGGCTGATCTCAGACGTCATCTGATGCTTCAATCGTCTTACGGGCAGAACGGAGAGCATTTTATACAGTTCTCTGCCGGACTTGACACTGCGTATTCTCAGCAGTCACCGGATACTATCGCTATGTCGTTTATCGGTATTACGAACAGAGGCAGGCTGTTTTTGCTTGAAGAACAGGTATATAACAATGCAGAATTGAAGCTCCCCCTTGCACCGTCAGATACAGCTGTAAGACTTGCCGGATTCCTTGACCGCTGTCATGACAAATGGGGACTTGCCAGAAATGTATACATAGATAATGCGGATCAGGCAACGATTACGGAGCTGTATAAATACAAAAAAAACTCCGGCTGTATTTATGTTTTTCAGAATGCATGGAAAAAAACAAAAATAATTGACCGTATCAATTTGCAGCTCGGATGGCTGGCGCAGGATAAGATGATAGTACTTGACTATTGCGTGAATTATATCTCGGAACTTGAACTGTACAGCTGGAAAGAGGATAAGGATAACGAGCCTGAGGATGGCCACGATCACATGATAAACAGTGTGCAGTATGCTTATTTGCCTTACGTTAATAAAATCGGAGTGATCTAATGGGATTGATAGATAAAATGAGGAATGCAATTAAAAGTTTTTTACAGATAGAACCGGCACTGAATACCGGCGTGACGATCATGGAGCAGATGGATTTTGAAACCAATGCTGCAAAAAACAGAATATGGTACAGAGGTGACGGATGGGAATTGTCGCAACTGTATAAACAGATCGGCGGAGACAGAAGTATGTTCTGGGCGGCAGTGCCGACAAGAGGAATGGAAATACGCAAGGTACATACAGGTGTGCCGAAGCTTATCGTTGATATCCTGACCGCTGTTGTTATGGCGGATATGAACGATATCAAACTCCCTGATGAGCTGACCGAAAGATGGGACAGCATTGTAAAGGAAAACGAATTTAAAACCCTGATAGGCAAGGCGGTGACGGAAACTCTTGTTATAGGTGACGGCGCATTCAAAATAAGCCTTGACGGGGAAATTTCGTCCGATCCTATCATTGAGTTCTATCCCGGTGACAAAGTTGATTTTGTGTACAAAAGAGGACGTATCACCGAGATAGTTTTCAAGACGTTCTACAGAGAAAACGCTTCATCATATGTTTTATATGAACATTACGGATACGGCTATGTGCGCTATGAGCTGATGAAGGGAAATAGTAAGGTCGATCTTTCCTGCCTGCCTCAGACATCAGAACTTGTCGATGTAACATTTGATAAAAGAGTTCTCATGGCAGTACCGCTGTATTTTTGCGGCGGCAGTATCTATGAAGGCAGAGGACGCAGTATATTTGACGGTAAATGCGACAACTTTGACAGCCTTGACGAAATATGGTCACAGTGGCTTTACGCTGTACGGCAGAGCAGACCAATGAAATTTCTTCCGCCTGCCTACAGTCCGAAAAACCCCTACACCGGAGAGGATCTGAAACCGAATCCCTTTGATAATATTTTTATCGAAAGCAGCGGACCCGTTCAGGAGACAACAACTCCGCCCCGTCCGGAGCTTATTCAGCCGGATATACCGCATGAAAGTTATCTTGCCGCATATATAACGGCGCTTGACCTGTGTCTGCAAGGAATTATCTCACCTTCTACGCTTGGAATTGACGTCAAAAAACTTGACAATGCTGAAGCTCAGAGGGAAAAGGAAAAAACAACGCTCTATACCCGGAATAAAATAGTCGGTGTTTTGCAGTTGGCTATACCTGAGCTGATAAGAAAAGTTTTTTATGTTATTGCAGTAGCAAATGATGAACCACTGCCGGACATTGATGTTGACGTACCATTCGGTGAATATGCGAATCCGTCATTTGAAAGTCAGGTTGAGACCGTCGGAAAAGGACGCACTCAGGGTATCATGAGTATAGAAGCCGCTGTCGATGAACTGTACGGCGATACTAAGGATGATGACTGGAAAGCTGCCGAGGTGCAGAGAATAAAGGCTCAGACGGGAACGGAAATGCTGAATGAGCCTGTATTTACGGAGTGATGATCTATGGCATATGATCTGTCCGAAGCTTTTGAAGCAATTGAGGATGAGCTTATCAGCAGTATGATGCGAAATCTGAAACTGCATCAGGCAGAGGAAAGCAGACTGGGCTTTGAATGGGAGCAGTGGCAGGCTTTGCAGCTTCGGGCGCTTGAGGATTACCGGCGGCGCAATATGAAAAAGTTTCCGCCGAGATTCAATAAGCTGAATCTGCAAATTGATGAAATTCTTAAACGTACCTATAATGACGGCAGGACGGCGCAGGAGAGGAAGATTTTACAGGCAATACAGATGGGTTTTAAGCCTTCAAAAATGCCGTACAGCGGCGATATGGAGCTTGAGGGAAGCTTCTTCGGAGTGAACGAGCGCAAGCTTGATGCACTGATAAATGCTGTGGACAACGATATGGAACGGGCTGAATATGCAGTTCTGAGACGTGCTGATGACCAGTACAGACAGGTAATATTCAATTCTCAGGTCTATGCAAACACCGGTGCAGGAACGTATCAGAAGGCTGTTGACATGGCGACCCGTGATTTTCTCCGGGCAGGTCTTGACTGTGTTGAATACAAGGACGGCAGCAGACACACCTTAGAGGATTATGCGGACATGGCTATACGCACCGCAAATAAAAGAGCTTATCTTCAAGGCGAGGGCAGTATGCGTGATGAATGGGGTATTCCTACGGTCATCATGAACAAGAGAAGCTGTCCTTGTCCCCGCTGTGCTCCGTTTGTGGGCAAGGTATTTATTGATGATGTATGGTCGGGTGGTCAGGCAGTTTCGGGAACTGAGGAAGGTATCTCACCGGTGACTGGTCTGAGATATCCGCTTTTATCGGCTGCGATCAAGAAGGGCTTGTATCATCCCCGGTGCAAGGATGTCCACAGTACATATTTCGAGGGAATAACAACACCTCCGGAAGGAAGTCAGTATACTGCCGATGAGCTTGACGCAATGGCACAGCAGTACAGCGCAGAACAGAAGCAGGGCTATTGTGAGCGTCAGGAAAAGCGGTATGACCGCATGAGCAAATACAGTCTTGATGATGACAATAAGCGCATTTACACAGCGAGGGCAAAGGCTTACGGGGAAAAGGCAGACAATTTCAAAAGTATTGCAGATTCTATCGGTATGGTTTCAGAGAAAAGCAAGCCGAAATTTACAGATACAAATGCAGTTGTTGACAGAAGTATACTTGATTCATCAAAGTACAGAGGTGTATTTGATAAAATGGGAGAATCAAAAAAGGTTACTCGTTCTGTTTTTCAGCAAGTAAAAGCAATGCTTACTCATCGTTCGGGCAGTAATTTTGAAGATTTGTCTTTTATTGACAGCATAACAGGAAAATTCTTAACACGATTTGATTATGATGTTGAAAGACAATGTGTACCGTCAAAAGCTATGAAAAGAATGGTCAAGAATTCAGAGCCCTTCACTATTATCGGAATACATAATCATCCGCATAGTACTGTCCCAAGCCTTGATGATATTGCGCAAGTTTGGCAACGTAAGCAAAAGTACGGAATAGTAGTTTGTCATAATGGTAATGTTTATAAATACAGGGTTCTGGGAAATTATGATGAATCAGAAGTTGATTTTCTTCTTGACAGATTAAACGCTGCGATTTATAATGACAATAGACAAGCTCAGAATATTTCAGTTCTCTTAGAAAACCTAAGGGAATGCAACATTGAAATGGATGTGTTTTTATGGGAATAACTTATGACGGTATTTGTAAAAAGCTTGGATTTGATCCTCTTAAAGGGTATCCTCAAGAGAAAAGCAATAAGCAAAATAGTTGGATTATTGATGATTCCAGAATTAGTCCATATTCCAAATTAACAGAAGAAGAATCTGATTATTTGATGGAGTTATTTTCAAAACGCCGATCAAAAAAATAAAGTATCCGCTCTCACGCAGGGCGGTTTTTTTATGCCCTGATCGGGGAATAATTGGGGAAAATCGGGAAATTTAAACGGCTTTTTTGCAGAGTTTCTGCAAATTTGTCTTATAAAACATAATAAACAGGCACTTTGCGAGGGACATTGATGTCTTTAGCAGAGTGCTTTTTTAATGAGAGGGTGTAGAGAAAATGCGCACTGCTATTATGCATTATAATAGTAAGGAATCAATTGATAAGTGTTCCTATGATGACTACAAATATTTTGAGCACAATGAAGAGAATGATGATTATATCCGGATGAAAAGATTTTACATATCAGCACTGCCTGAGATTCTGACGAAAAAGCAGCTGTCGGTATTTATGAAGTTCTATGCCGAAAATAAAAGCGCTGCTGAAGCAGCTAAGGAAATCGGTATCAGTACAGTAACGGTTTACAAGCATCTGCGTATGGCGGAAAAACGTTTGAAAAAACACTGTGAAATGTATATACTTGCAATAACCGGCAAAAGCTACATTAAAAACTTGAATGACAAGTTTGAGCAAACGCTGAAAAGGCTGCCGGAAGAAGATGCAAAAATAATGCGAATGTATTATATAGATGGTTTGCAAACATCAGATATAGCCAAAAAAGAAGACTGTATTTTAAAGTCTGTGAGGAATATTATCAATAGTTCAAAACGCAAACTTTCAATCTGCGGGTTGAATAAGCTGGAGCTGAACCGTATACGCAGGAATGCGATAGAAAATAAAAAGAAAGAGGGTGAAGCATGACAAGGGAAGAATACTTCACACAATGGTCGGATGACTATTATGCGTCGGCTCAGAGTTTGAAAGAAAAACTAAACAAGCTGAAAGCAAAAGTCAGAAACGGAGGTGATCCGGCAACTGCGTATAGGATACAAGTGTTGTATCAATCATATCTTGATTGTTTGTATATAGCAAAGGAGCTGAAGAAGCACGCAGAAAGAGAAAAGGCAAAAGCATTAAGAATAAAAAATTGAAGGAGGTGATCAGATGGAACTGTCAGAAGTTATGAAATTAAGTCAGGAGGCTATTGCAGGACAGCGTGATTAATATATAAATTACATTTTTGAGAGGAGAAAAAGAAATGTCCGAAGAAAAGAAACCAATGCAGATGCCCATAGAGGACACACAGGAGCAGGAAAACACCGAAGCAAAGGAAACGCCTGCCGAGGAAGAAAAGCCTGCTCAGAACCCGGCAGAGAGCGAAACAGAGCAGCAGGAAACGCCTGCGCCCGCCGCTGAAAGTCAGACAGAACAGAATGTTCCGCCTGCCCTGTCAGAGGTCGATGCGCTTAAAGAAGAAAATTTCAGACTGACAACTCAGCTTGAAGCAATGAAGCTCGGATTTGTGCCGGAAGTTATTGAGGATGCCGTTATCCTTGCCGAGAACATCGTAAAAAAGGACGGCAGTGATATTTCTGCGGCACTAAAGACTGTTGCAAAGAAATATCCTGCATGGACAGCAGCACAAAACGAAAAATCAAAGACAAAAGGCGGTTTCAAGGTCGGCGCAGACAGCTCCGGTGGAAAGACCGCTGATGATGATAAACTTGATTCCATTTTTGGCATAAGAAAGAAGAAATGAAAGGAAGGCAGATAAATTATGTCCAATACTATCAACTATGTTACAAAGTTTGAAAACAAACTCCGTGAGCTTTACGCACAGGATCTGACAAGTGATCCGCTGTTCCACTCAAACACTGATATCAGCGTTATGAACACAAAATACATCAAGATACCGACTCTCAGCGTAAGCGGATATAAGGATCACAGCAGATCTTCCATGAGCTACAACGCAGGCTCCTACAGCAACGATTTTGAACAGAAAGCCCTTGCACATGATCGTGACGTCGAGTTTGCTGTTGACCCGATGGACGTCGATGAAACAAACGACATCCTTTCGATTGCCAATATACAGAACCGTTTTGAGAAAACTCAGGCGATACCGGAACTTGACTGCTACACCTATTCAAAAATCTACAGTGAAGCGGTCAGACTTAATATGACAATAAAGACAACTGCGCTGACCGCCGCCAATGTACTTTCCGACTTTGACGGGAATCTTGAGATAATAGAGGATGCCGGCGTTCCGCTCGACAGACTTGTTCTTTTCTGCACTGCGGGATATAAAAAGCTTCTCAAAAATGCCGAGGGCATACAGAGAACGCTTGATGTTAAATCAGGCGGCGGTGTTGACAGGCGTGTACGCACACTTGATGATATCCAGAAAATTGTTACCGTTCCTTCGGCTCGTTTCAAATCTGCATTCAACTTTACTGACGGCTGTGTTCCCGCATCAGGCGCAAAGCAGATAAACTACATTCTGATAGATCCTGAATGTCAGATCAGCCGTGTAAAGTACAGCTACATACATTTCTTCGCTCCGGGTACGGATTCAAGAACAGCGGACAAATATCTGTATCAGAACCGCAGACTCAATGATACGTTTGCAATAGATCATCTTTTTACAAAGGGCTGCATCATCCACGCTCAGGCATAAGTAAGGGGGTATTGTTTTGAAGGCAATAAAAGACAATAAAGTCTATGAGGTGAACGAGGAAACAAAAAAAGTTTATCTTGCAAAGGGCTTTGATATCGTTGATGATAATTTTAACGTTATCGAGCGAAGTCCGACCGCAACTGTACCGTACAGGGAGTATGAGAAGCTTCTTGAGGAAAATAATAAGCTCAGAGAAGATCTTGCACAGAAAAAGAAGTGATCAGATGTACATTAATGAAAACAGCGACCTTTTTGAATGTTTCTTCGCAGGTGAAGGAAGAGATTTTATATCGATAAAATGTAAATTGATATATCAAGCCGAAAAAATGATAGATGTTATCACACATAACCGGATCCATGCAGTAGGATGGGAGAACCTTACGCCATATCAGCAGAACACTATTCTTGAATGTACCTGTGAGATCATCCGGTTCCTTTACGAAAACAAGGATATGATTGAGACTCCGCTTGCGTCATACAGCGTAAACGGGGTCTCAATGCAGTTCAGGTTTAATTCAACAGTGTATAGTCAGAGCGGTGTTATTATGCCGCTGACTACATATGCCCGCCTTATGTCAACTGGCCTTTGTTATGCGGGAGGTATGGAATGAGGTATCCTTCACTTATTGACAAGCGTTTCTGCAAAACCCCGATCACCGTCAGATTGTATCGGGAAGGCAATGACGAAGACGGAGAGCCGCTGTGCGACATTGAATTTACAGGCGTATGTAATTATCAGGACAGTGCAAAAACTGTCCTTACACCTGATAAGAGGCTTACAGAGATCACCGGACAGGCGTTTTTTATAGGAGATATCGCACCCGGTCAGGCGGTAATAAATGACGGAGAAGCCGTTATTTTCGGTGAACGCCGGAGAATAGCGCAGGGAATGAAAGCGAGAAATCCTGACGGGAGCGTAAATTATACGAGGTTGGATCTGAAATGAAAGTCAATTCAAAGTTTACGATAAACAAGCTGAAAATGAGACAGCTCAGCGCTGCCGCTGTAAGAAGTCTTGAACAGACTGCCGAAGCGCTGAAAACCGAAGTGCAGCAGGCGCAGGTCATACCGAGAGATACAGGAAATCTGCAAGGAGAAGCCTTCTCTGTTGATCTGAAGGACTCACGAAGCGGCAGGGTCAGGCTTGTACATTCTGCGCCGTATGCAAGGCGGGTATACTTCAATCCGGACGGTATGAAATTTCACAAGGAAAAATGGTATTCGTATGAGAACGCCATAAATGCCAAAGGAAAAAAATATATGAAAAAGATAAAGCATGACGGCAACCCCAATGCTAAAGATCACTGGTTTGAGGACTGGCTTCCGGGAGGGAGCAAGCAGGACTTTTGTGCAAAGGCTTTTAAGCGGCTGTATCGCAGAAATGCAGGACTGAAATGAGGAGGACAAATGCTTTTTTTGAATCAGATAAGGGACTGGATCAAGGACTTTGACGCTGCCGAAAACTATTATATCGGAAAGATGAACGACAAGGAAAAGTCTTTAGGTGTTTTTCAGCTGTCACCCCGACCGCCTACAAGAGCTATCGGACAGGAATCAAGCTATGAGGTGCGGCGCATATCAATAAAGCTGCACTGGAATAAAAATCAGAACGAATCGGAACGAGCCGCTTATGAGCTGTACAGACAGCTCAGGGCGGTTCGTTCTTTTGATATTGACGATACACACGTTTATTTTATCGACCTGCTTCAAGCTGAACCTGTCAGCATTGACACGGATGATAACGGCGTTTATGAGTGGGTCATTGAATTTGAAATTTACTATGAAAGGAAGTAATATTTATGCCTGAAACTTTTACAGGGGTATATCCCTGCTACGAAAATCAGTTTAAAATCGAAAACAAAACCATTGCAGATATGGAAAGCTTCTCCGTCAGCATTGATAACGGCATCGAGGAATGGACTCCGTTTGAATCCGGGGGCTGGATCCGTCGGCTCATGACATCCAAGGGCATCACTATATCTGTATCCGGCAAAAGAAATGTAGGTGATCCGGGCAACGATCTGGTCGCATCTCTCGCCGGCAAATGCGGAAGGGAAGCAGAAAAGCCATTCGTCTGGGATCTGCCTGACGGATCAAACATTACGTTTGCAAATGCTGTTATCAGCGTGACCAATATAGGTGCTTCTGACAGTACTGCTGCGGCTCCGCTTGAATTCGAGGTAATGTCTAATGGCAAACCCACTTTTACAGACGCTTCATAAGGAGAAAAACAATAATGAAGGTAATTGATATAACAGAAAAACTTAATTTTGCCGAAAAACCTAAAATAAAGATCAAAGATGTTGAAATAACCGTAAACAATCGTGCTGTTTCTATACTCAAACTAATGCCTAAGCTGAATAAAGCAAATGTCTCGCTTGATGATATCATGGACACTATTAATGAGCTTGTATCTGAAGAGGATATAAAAAAGCTTGAAAGCCTTGACCTGAGCCTTGAGGATTTCATAACATTCTTTAAATCTGCTATAGAGCTTATTACAGGAGACATCGAGGGGGAAGTTCTGACCCGTACTACGACCTGATAGACGACTTTGACCTTATAGTCAGCTCGTTTATGTCGGAGTACGGGTATCGCATTTACTCCGATGATTTTAAGAATATGACATGGGATGAGTTTTCATCTCTGTTGTGTGGTCTTGGTGCGGACAGCCCTCTTGTCAGGGTTGTCCGCATAAGAAGCGAAAAGGATCGTGAGACTTTAAAGCATTTCACAAAGGAACAGCACAGGATACGAAATGACTGGATAAAGCGCAAAAGATCATCAGACAAAGCAAACATAAAAACTATCGAAGAACGTGACGCATTCCTCAGACAGATTGCTGATATGTTCAGGAAGGGCAGGTGATAAAATGGCGGATTCTGTAGGTCATATTTCTGTGGATATTACAGGCAATGAAAAGCCTCTGCAAAAAAAGATTGAAGGGCTTGGAGATAAATTAAAAGCACCTATGTCAAAATTAGGTTCTGCTATGGCTGCCGCTTTTTCTGCTGCCGTGATTGCTAAGTTTGCTAAAGAAAGCACCGAAGCCGCCGCACAGGTAAATGCTGCAAATTCACAGATGGCTCAGACCTTCGGAGAACTTGAAGCAAAAGCCCGCAGTGCAATAGGTACAGTCGCAAAAAACAGCGGCATACTGGAAAGCCGTCTGCAAGGTGTAGGCACGTCAATATATGCATTTGCGAAAACATCAGGTATGGACAGCGCAGCTGCTATGACCATGATGCAGGACGCTTTGCAGGCGACTGCTGACAGTGCGGCATATTATGACCGCAGTCTTGAAGATACTGCCGAAAGCCTTAAATCCTTCCTCAAGGGCAATTTCGCAAACGACGCAGCTCTCGGTATTTCCTGCACGGAAACCACCCGTAACGCTGCCGCAAACAAGCTTTACGGGAAGTCATTCAAGGACCTTTCGGAAGCTCAGAAGCAGCTGACGTTACTCCAGATGGTCAAGGATGCAAACAAGCTGTCGGGAGCAATGGGACAGGCGTCCCGTGAAGCGGACGGATGGGAAAACGTCATCGGCAATCTGAAAGAGTCGTGGAGACAGCTCCAGGCCGCTATTGGTCAGCCTATGCTGAAAATTGCTACAGCAGCCGTCAAAAAGCTTACGTCAGCTTTACAGCAGCTTACGGCATATGCTAAAACGGCAACACAGGCAATGTCAAAGCTTTTCGGATGGGATATATCCGATATTGTGAACAATACCGGGAAAACAGCAAACAATATAGATCTGCTCGCACAGAATTCCGAAAACAGCAGTAAGAATCTAAATGAAAATGTAAAGGCGGCCGAAAAACTGAAAAAAGCTGTTGCAGGCTTTGATCAGCTGAATATTCTGTCGGCAGAACAGGAAGTCGGAGAAACTGACGAGAACACAAACGTTCAGACCTCATCGGATCCTGCCGCAGCACCGATGTCAGCCGACGTTTCAAAAACATCCGGCGAGCTTGACAACATGAGTAAGAAGCTTGATGTTATCAAAAGCAAGCTTGGAAAGCTCTACAAGTCGAGCGGTCTCGACAAGGCTGTGGATAGTTTCAGGAAACAATTTGATAAAATAGATTTTCCGCAGATCAGGAAGAATTTTCAGTCCATCTTTACCGATCTTCAACCCATAGCAAATGCAAGCATTGAGGGTACCGCAAGGATAGCTAAGAGCAAGCTTGCCTATATCGGCACAATGTTTGGCGGCATGACAAGAACTGTCTCCAGTGCAATACAGACAGCTTCCGGCGGTTTGGCAAAATGGCTCAGCAAAGACAAGAACAGAATATCTGAATTCATTACTTCCATAAGCAGTAATATCAGCGTCGGCATTGACAATTGCTCTGCCTTTGCGGGTACTATGTTTGATACTCTGAACGAAAGTATTGATAGAATGCGCCCAAAGACAGAGGAAGCCATTGCAGGTATGTTATCAGGGTTTACGACCTTTGCCGGATCTGTAGGCACTGTAATTTCCGGCGGATTTGAGATCGCAACAAGCGCAGCCGCACAGTGGGCAAAGGATAACAGCGGCATCATAGGTACGGCATTTGATGATGTACAGCAGATAGTAAACGACTGCATGAGCGGCATAGGAAAGGCTTTTGCAGACGTTGGCGGCGACATTTCCGGATGGTGGAATACTGACGGACAAAAAATTTTTGAAAGCTTCTGCGGGGTCATGGGCGACATAGGAACGACTTTTCTTAATGTGTTCCATAAGCTTATAATGCCTGTATGGGATACATTTACAAGCACTTTACAAAGCGGATGGAATGATTGTATCCGACCGGTATTTCAGTCTGCGGGCAATACGCTCACTAAGCTGTGGAAACAGATCATCGAACCGTTCTGGAATAAGGTGTTGAAGCCAGTACTTGATAAGCTGATAAGTTATTATTCAAAAAATCTCAAAAAGGTACTTGAACAGCTAAAAATTGTTTTCACAACAGTTTTCAGCACTATAAAAAATGTTGTTGATGAATTTTTTAAAAGCATTGATAATCTTATTGATTTCATAACTCATGTTTTCAAAGGCGATTGGGACAGTGCATGGAATGATATAAAGAACTGTTTCCAGAACAGCTTCGCAGGTATGGGTGAATTTGCAAAGGGCTCTTTCAATCTTATTATTGACTGTATAAATACCGTATGGGCAAGAATATATGATTTTGTTGCCGGAGTTGCTGATGGATTTGGAGATATCCTGACAAAGATAGGACAGGCTCTTGGGCAGGACTGGGGATTTACGATGCCCTCTCAGCCTTCATACATACCTCATCTTGCAAAAGGCGGTCTTGTAAAAGCGCCTACTCTTGCAATGGTGGGTGATAACAAGGGTGCCGCTCGCGATCCGGAAGTAGTTTCACCGCTTTCAAAGCTTGAATCAATGCTCCACAGCGGCAATCCGGAAATAATAAGGCTGCTGCTGAGGATAATTTCTTTGCTTGAGCATGAAGAAAATATATTCCAGAACAACTTTATCATTGACGGTGAAGTTGTTGAAAGAAAACTTGTAAAAGTACGCAAAAGGAAACAGAGAAGATACGGGGGTGCAGTTACATGAGTGCTTTTAAGGTAAACGGCATACCGCTGCCGCCGCCTGTATCGGCTGTATGGTCCTTTGCCGATCTGTCCAGTGAGGAAAGCGGCAGAAGTACACGCAGCGGTGCAATGCAGAAGGATATAATTTCTCAGAAGCGGACGATCACCTTTACATGGGGTATTCTTACACGTCAGGATGCTCAGACGGTCGCCCTGCTCTGTAAAAGCTGCGGGGCGGCAGTTTATCTTACATATCCTGATATACTGACCGCAAAACAGGTGACAGGACGCTTTTATACGGGGGATCTGTCAGAAGGCAGCTATATTATTCCAAATGAAAACGACATACGGATAAACGGTATGTCGTGCAGCTTTATTGAAATGTAATATGGAGGCGGATAGATGCAAAACACTTCTTCATTATACAAAGAACTGATAAAACAGTCGGGACGAATGTTCACGGCAAAAATAATTGTAACATTTTCCGATAACACTACAGCAGAACTTACAGACGACAATATTATGCAAAGCAGCCTCGTAATTACAACAGGCAGATCAGATGAAGGAAGCTTCTCTATAGGCAATGCAATTATAGGTCAGCTTGATTTTGAGATAGACAACAGCGGCGGACTTTATGACAATATGAGCTTTGAGGACGCTGTATTTGATGTGAGGATAGGTCTTATCACAGGGCAAAGTTATACAGGTGTACTTACTCCCGAATGGATAAGAAAAGGTATTTTTACAGCGGAAGAAATAACTGTTGATGAGAATTATATCAGGATCACAGCATTTGATAATCTGGCAAAGACGGATGTTCCGTTCAGCGAGTCAAATATTTCCTTCCCGATAACATTAGGAAATCTTTATCAGAGGATATGCGCTTTTTGCGGTGTTCCATATGAAAGTACTGGATTTGATAATTCAGGCCTTGTTATAAGTTCTGGAAATGAGATCGACGGAAGTACTACTTGCAGAGATGTTTTGTCTTATATTGCTCAGCTTTGCTGCCGTTTTGTTTATGCTGATACGGACGGGACCGTTAAAATCGGTTGGTATAACAGTACAAATTATGAAGTGACCGAAAGACAAAAGCTAAGCGGAACGGTCACAATAAGCGGTGTACAGCTGACTGACACAAGTGATAATGTCTGGATTAAAGGCACAGATAATTACTGTCTGATGATAGATGATAATCCGCTTGCGGAAAACCAGTCTGCTTTGAGTGCAGCTGTATGGAATAATCTGCTTATAGGAAAAGAGCTTACACCTTTTTCTGCTGAGATCATATCTGACCCGTCACTTGAAGCGGGGGACATCGTTACAGTATCCGATCTGAAAGGGAATACATACCGAACGCCTGTGACCAATATGATATATCGTCTTGACGGTAAAATGACAGTGTTCTGCGATGCAGAGACAGTCAGAGAAAAACACCGTGCAGGAAAAAGTCTCAGCGCCAAAATAGCAGCCCGCACGGACCGCAGGATAAATAAAAAAATATCCGAATACGATGTAAGGGCAAAGCAGTTTTCTATGCTTACGGCAAACGCTATGGGCTTCTATCAGACTGAGGTAACGCAGAATGACGGCAGTACAATTGTCTATCAGCATGACAAGCCGCTTCTTGCTGATAGTATAATCATCTGGAAAAAAACCGTTGACAGTTTTGCCGTATCCAATGACGGGGGACAGACATGGAGAGGTATGGACAGCAGCGGAAATGCGGTTACAAATGTTCTTGCAGCGATCGGCATTGTTGCGGACTGGATCAGCGCAGGTACGCTCAGAGGCGTTGAAATAATAGGCACAACAGGCAGTATAGGCGGATGGACAATACAAAGCGGCAAGCTTGTTTCCGCAGACGGTACAATGGTGCTTGACAGCAATACAAACACCATCACCGTTAATGATGAAAACGGTAAAAAATTCATGCATATAAAAAACGGCGGAGTTACTTATTTCCGTCCCGATGAAAACGATAATATGAAAGAGATCGGCAGTATCGGTGTCACCAAGGCGGCAGGTGCGAACACTTACGGTGTAACATTCAACCTGAAAGACGGAGACGCTATGACATGGTCTGTGTACAACAGTACTACAGGTTTTTACAATAACGTTCTGCGTTATGAAGCAGACAATAAAAAGTTTATTTTTAACGGTGATCTTGAGATAAACGGGAATCTGACAAGTGTTAAGGTAAACGGAGCAACGCCTGTCACAGATAATTTCATTGCGTTCAGATCCTTTATAACGAATCCTGACGGCACTATTGCAAGCAGACAAACTCTTGAATTGAGTGTTATAAATGGTCTGATAGCTTCATGGAGGGGAATCTGAATTGGTAAATGAATATAAAATAAAAGCATATGAGAAAAATCAAGTAGAATTATATGCCGTCCTTGGTGAATCTGCGAGCAGGACGGTCATTTTTGATATAGTCGAAAAAAGCGGAATAGTGGCTGCCGTTTCAAATGCACAGGTTACAGATCAGATGCTTGACCTGACAGGCTATACTATTACTCTCAGCAGGATAGGTTCTTCCGCTGAAACGGCAGGGACAATAATGAATGCACAGAACGGGAAAGTCAGCTTTACTCTGCCGGCTGATTTCTGCCGTCCTGTCGGGGAATATCAATGTGAAATAGTGCTTACTAAAAACAGCGAACGGCTCAGTATTATCGGCATTGGGCTTATCGTTGATTATCCTGTCAGCGAAAACTTTGACATAACCGTAAGAGCAGGCTTTGCAGATGGTGTAAGCATTACTCTTTATGACGAAAACGGAGATATCTACACTCTTCAAAGCGGTGAACAGCTGCTTTTCCGGGCTAAAAGAAATATAGATGATACTCAGTATGTTCTGAGTTACGATGTAGGAATAGGCAGCGGCAACGGGTATGACATTGCCTTTGCTCCATCCGATACATCGGGACTTAAGGGCGAGTATCATTATGGTATAGGTCTGCAAAGACAGGATGGAATTCATCCGGTAATAGAAGACGCTGTTCTGACAGTCGTAAAAACTGTGCTGATCCAGGAGGTATGAAATGAATGAGATAAAAGCTACGATAAAGCCGAAATATACCTATCCTTGCACACTAAAAAACAGTATGCAAAAGATCTGCGGCAGAATAACCGCTGCATCCGGCGGGCAGGGTGATACAAGATATATTACCACTGAAATTGACACAGCTGAAGAATTGACTATAACGCCGATTCTGGCAACACTGACAGTAGATACTGAGTAAAAACCACTTGCAGGAGGGGAAACATGAGTTATACAGAAAAAACTATTTCAATTTTCGGGACGGAAATTGAATTTTTACAGGCATTTATCAATGCAATTACAGCGGCAGACAGCAGGATAACCTGTGCAACAGACATTGAAGCGCAGTTTGCTGATCCTTCAAATACACCATCTTTTACGCTCTCTGTTGGTGGGATATATACAATTACATTTACAAGGGATGGCATATTAAGTAATAAAGCCTTAGAATATAAGGTTACCAGCTCTGCTTATAATGGCAGCAATTCACTTATATTTTCAGATACTGCTTATTTCAAAGATGCAAGAGTAACACGGACATGGAAGTTTTCTGTTGTGACAAACAGTAATGATATTTATTTGAAGTTAGCTGTATATAACGGAAATTTAAATTCACCAGCCGCAAAATGGCTTTCAATTAACAATAACGCTATTTCGGCTTGTGCAGTTGGGACGGGTTCAACAAGCATAATGTCAAGCGACTTTGTATCAACCGGAGGTCAGGTGTACACAAGAATAAACAGACTACCTTATACTTACAACGCAGCCGACTTAACAAAGCTTGAAGTTATAAAGTCAAAAACGTTTGTTGAAAACAGTACAACAAACAGGGCTTTTGAAACAAGTAAAATAATAGATTCGACTACTGTTACAGCCGATCAGATTATTTCTATTGATTCCACTAAGTATTATGCGCTTGACAGCAACACGCTGATGGAAATTTAATTTTTTTTACAAAAATTTGACTTTTTGGAGTCAAGTAAATTAAAAATTTGGTCGGACTATTGATGATTATTCATCAAACCAATGTCATTCTGAGCGTTGGGAGTTTCAAAGCCCTTTAAAAGCTCAAAGTCTGGCAAAGAGGTCATTCCGAACGCAGCGAGGAATCTTTCTGACAAAGCTGCTTCTAAGGAAAAGATCCTTCGCTGCGCTCAGGATGACAAGTTTTTGTGCCAAGGATGGCAGAAAGTTTATTATTTTATTATTATTTATTAATCGAAAGGATGATTTTATGAACAAAGTTATTTTACTCGGAATGGTTTTTAATGAAACGGATGCGCCGGACTTCGGCAGCATAAGGCAAAGTGAAAGCGGTGAATACATCCTGCTTGCAGACGATATCCCAAAGCTCAACGGCATACTGACACGCTCGCATTGTGCGCCGCTGCTTGCTAACGGGTCGCTTTTCAATGTTCTGTCTGGTGCGCTTGCATTTGTCGCAGACTGGAAAACAGAGGAAAGCGCAAAGGTCTATATGTATGAGATGACCTCCGATGCATGGTATGAGGTCGTTGAAAATGAGTGAGTATATCTCGAAGCAGGAGGTGATCGAATGACGGAAAGAGCAAAAAAGCTGCTTTTGCTATATTACAAGCAAAGCAGGAAAATCAGAAGAGTAAGCGGTCTGCCGCCGCTTACCTTCAAGGCAAAAAAGGCGGGAACGCTGAAGGATTACAGGATTTACGGAAATACCGCCGGCGGGGAGTCCGTCGGGGATTTAGTGGCGGAAGGAGAACACGCGGGAGAGTATAAGGTGGCGGTGAAGGTTGAGGGGAAGAATTTGTGCAATAATATATGGGAGCAAAAAATGATAAACGTTAACACCGGTAATGCAAGTCCAAATGAGAACACAGTGTGCTGCGATTTTATTCCAGTCAAGCCAAATGTAACGTACTCTTGCAGCAGAACTATCTGGAATAATTATAATAATCTGAGATGTTACGGGACAAATAAAAATTATCTTGGCACCGGTACGGATTTAGCTAACAAAGGTAATCCGTTAATACAAGGGGCTCCATTCGGGACATTTATGATTACTGATGCAAGAGTGTCATATATAAGGTTTAATGATTTATCCAATTCCCTCGACACGAAATATATGCTTGTCGAAGGTGTATATACCGCCGAAACAATGCCACCCTACGAACCCTATTACGAACCAGTCACTACAAACCTCTACCTCCCCGAACCAATCAAAATGGTAGGCGATGAAGCGGAGTATATAGACTATGCGGAGCAGAAACAGCATAGAGTGAGGAAGAATTTGCTGCAAAATACAGCGACAAGTCAGACGAAAAATGGAGTTACATTTACGGTTAATGCTGACAAGTCGATTACCTGTAACGGAACAACTACTAATACTATATATTTCGCTGTTAAAGATAATGTCGTGTTAGAATCTGGAACATATGTATTAACCGGATGTCCTTTAGATGGAGGTCAAAATACATTCAAACTTTATGCTCAAACTGCTGGTGGTGCTATATTCTATGTGGATGAAGGGGCTGGAACAATAATTAATTATAAATCTAAGATAACAATATTGATTACGATTCTATCAGGTTACACCTGCAACAACCTCACCTTCTACCCCATGATCCGCAAATCAGACATTGAGGATGACACATACGAACCATACATCGAAAACACAGACCTTGACGTCACCCTCCCCGCACTGCCGGTGCTGCCGGGGACAAACACACTGACTGTCGGGACAGAAGTACAGCCGTCAAGCGTTGAAATAAAGGGCAGAATAAAAGCGGCAGGGGGTGATTGAAATGAAAAACGAAAAGGGAATACAGGTAATAATATCCGGAGCTTTGGCGGCTTTTGCGATATACATGGGTGCACTTGCAGTGCCGATAATCGTGCTTATGGTCATGATGATAATTGACTACCTCAGCGGTATGTCGGCGGCTTGGGTTCATGGCGATCTATCAAGCAGGGTCGGTGCAAAAGGCATTGTAAAAAAGGTCGGATACATGGCGCTTATTGTTGTTGCAATGGGCGTTGACTATCTCATTTACAGCGGCATTACAGCGGCGAATATTGAGGTCGGATACAATATGTGGTTCGGGCTTTTGGTCGCTGTATGGCTGATTATAAATGAAATGATATCAATACTTGAAAACCTGTCAAGGCTCGGTGTACCGATACCAGACTTTTTGACAAAGATAATCAAAAGGCTGAAAAATTCAGCGGAAAGGAAAGAATAATTATGTCAAAGAAAATCTATTTAAGCCCGTCAAATCAGAGCGGGAATATGTACGCATACGGCAACACAACAGAAATGGAGCAGTGCAACAGAATAGCAGATGCCGCCAAAACTGCGCTTGAACGCTGCGGATTCACCGTCAAAAAAGCACCAAAGGGACAGGATATGTATAAATCCATTAGCGAGTCCAATGCATGGGGCGCAGACCTTCATATGCCTATACATACAAACGCCGCCAACGGTAAATGCGGCGGTACAATGTGCATGGTTTATTCAAAGGCAAGCGAGAATATGAAGTTTGCAAACCCGATTTACAAGGCTGTACAGGCAGTAACACCGGGCAAAACAGAATTTGGTGTCCGGGAATCCCCGGAGCTTGCAGAGCTGAACAGCACAAACATGACAGCAGTGTACACTGAGGTTGATTTCCACGACAATCCCACGATTGCAAAGTGGATTATCGAAAATGTAAAGGCTGTCGGTGAAGCCTTTGCAAAGGGCGTGTGTCAGGCTTTCGGCGTGACTTACAAAGCACCGAATACTACAGCAAGCACACCTGCAAAAACAGAAACAAAGCCCGTTAATACTGTAAGCGACAAGGACAAATTCCTGAATACAGCCCGTTCATACATCGGCAAAAACGGCGCTTATGTCTGCAAAACAAAGCTTGGCATGAAATATGTTGACGATTGGTGTTGTTATGCAGTGTCGGCAATTATGAAGGACTGCGGATTTATACCAAAGTATCAGCCGGCAGTTTATGGTGTCGCACCTTATCCGGCTCGTTACGGTGACGGCAAGACGGGAACATGGTTCAAAAAGGGAACGAAAGCGCCGCAGGCAGGCGATCTTATATTCTTCCTTTATGACGGTTGTCCGATAGTGGACAAATACAGCTGCTCACACATCGGCATTGTTGAAGCTGTCAGCGGTAATGTTATCACGACACTTGAAGGAAATGTTGATGCAACCGGCGCAAACTGGGCTGAGACATCAACCTTCAAGCGTAAGACAAGATATCTTGGAGACAGCTCGGTACACAGCTTTTTCCGTCCGGACTGGAGTGGTACAGCTCAGGCACAGACACCGACAAAGGCAAATACAAATGTACTTTACAAGGTGCAGCTTGGTGCATTCTCTGACAAGAAAAACGCTCAGGCTTATCTTGAAAAAGTCAAAAAGGCAGGCTTTGACGGAATTATTGCAGAAGTGAAAAAGTAAAGCACAGCCCTCTGTAAGCAATTATTCCGCTTACAGGGGGCGATTTGTTATTGATTTTTTGCTGTTTATCAGGTAAAATAAGGATAAATGATAGATTATGTTATATCATATCTTTTTGAAGTACGGCGGTCTGTACTGTAAAAAGATATGTTTTCAGAGATGAAAAATAATGTCGATATCGCTGCTCTGCCTGTTGAAAACTATCCGCTCGACAACGGATTTCAAGAGATGATTTTTGCTTTCCTCCGGTATGGCAGGACTTTTCAGCGATGGAAGTATCGTGACAAGCCTGCGTATAATCACGGTTCTGTCTTTTTTTGCATCGGGAGCGATCACAATTATCTTTGATCTGAGCTGTTCGATCTGACTGAGTATCCTGCTGCGGCTTTCCCTGAACTCTTCAAGAGTGTAAACGCCATTTTCATAAGCGTCTTTTATGCGTTCAAGCTTTTTGTTTTCCTTTTCGATAAGGGATGGAATATTAAGCTGCTGCTTTTCGGGGCGGCGGTTTATCTGAATTTTAACGCTGCTGTCGCTGACAATGGATTCAAGCAGACTGATGACCATAGCATTTATTTTTTTTATCGTTATGCTGTGAGAGATCCTGCATTTCCCGTGAGCATAGGCGTAGCATTGCAAAGACCCGTGGCCGACAGCTCTTGTCAGAGTTGCGCCGCAGGCACTGCACCGGCAAAGCCCCTGGAGCATAAACGGCTCTTTTGCCGGGACTTCTCTCATGAATTTAGTATGCGGCGCTGAGCGGAGCTTTTCCTGTGTTCTGTTCCATGTATCAGTATCAATTATCGGTTCATGTATCCCGTCAATGATATTCGTATCCGCAGCGGCATGATAATCGGTTTTGCCGGAATGACTCCAGCGTATCTTGCCGATATAGACAGGGTTTTGCAGGATATATTTAACTGTACGCAATTCAAAGGGATTTCCTCTGCGGGTGCGTATGCCGGCATTGTTCAGCTCTCCGGCAATGGTACGCAAAGCAGCGCCGGCAAGGAAATCGGAGAATATTTTCTGCACAACGGGAGCTGTTTCCGGATCGGGAATATAGCTGCCGTTTTCGATAATGTATCCGAAAGAGGGGATAGTGACAGCCTGACCCCTGCCGGCTTTTTCGTTCATGCCACGCTTTACCTCTTCGGCAAGGTTAATGCTGTAATATTCGTCCATAGCTTCGATCATAGCTTCTATGATGACGGACATTTTATCATCGCCTATGCTCTCAGAAACAGATATCACTTCAATTCCGCATTGTTTGCGGAGCATGGATTTATAAACGATACTGTCTTCACGGTTGCGGGCAAAACGGCTGAATTTCCAGAGGAGAATAGCATCAAAGGGCTTGGGCTTCTGTTTTGCAGTACCGATCATACGGTTAAAGGCGGTACGCTTTTGGGTATGGCGGCCGCTGATACCCTCGTCCATGAAAACGTATTCATCAGGCAGGATGTAGCCGTTTTTCTTGGCATATTCCCGTATCTTTTCAAGCTGTGAAGCGGGGGAGTATTCTGTCTGATCCTCGGTTGAAACTCTTATATACGCTGCCGCTGTTTTCATATCATCACTCCTTGCAATCTGAACGGAGCTATGCTATAATAAAGCTGTCACCCGCTATGTTATAGCATAGTTTTTTCTTTATCCCCCGTCGGTATTACCAGTGCCGGCGGGGGGTTTTTTATTGTTGGTATTTTTGATGTACCAGCTCTATTCCAAGCTTCAGTACATCGGTAATACTCATTAGATCGGGACGGATGTTTTTTTTTGCCGCTGTACAGCGGTTACTTTAATGATATTTCTTCTCCAATACCATTTAATGTATCGCTGATATTTTTTAATTCCACATAAAGACATTCTTTTTCAGAAAGAATATCTTTAGCGTGAGTGTGTCCGATTATGTTTTCAGTTTCAGCTTTAGTATTTACAATAAACTTATTGTTTGAATACGTTTTTATTCCCTTATAGCTTATAGTAAAAGAAAAACCGGATATGTTTTTTGTATTTAAAGATTTAAGACTTAATTCACAAAAAATGCTTTGTCCGGGAACTAAAGTCGTTCCTATAATATGTTCAAACGGGTTGTAATCTTTAATTAATGCATAATCTTTTAGGTTTTTATCACATTTAAAATCTGTGATTGTTCCACTGCTTGAGCCAAAATTCTTTACTATAAGAATATACTTAGTTATACCAATATAAATTTTTTTACCATATACAGCTATATTCGGTCTTGATGATTCTTCAATCATTTTTGAGTTTTGATTCAAGGTTAGTACAGATATAACAATAGAAGCAATTCCTAATAATAGAGATACTAATACACCAATCAATTCAATTATCGCAATACAGTCCATAATTAATTCCTTTCATAAAGTTGGTTTAGGCTTGACTTTATGTATTTGATGAAATATACTATAATCAGATAATAACAAGGGGGTATAACGGTGTTCTATGTACAGCTGCATGAAGATTGCGAAAGGATAAAGAAAGAGATACGCAATTTGTTGGTTGATGGAAGATACAAAAGCAAAGATGTTTATATGGCTTTAGATGAGCTTGCACAGGAATATTTTTTGCAGGACAATTCCGCAAATCGAAAAACACCGTTTTCTGAAATTCCTGTAGTAAATGAAGATGGTCTATGTATATACGGAGACGGAAAACTATTGACAGTAGAAGATTTTATAGAAAAGAATTCTTAGCTATCCTCATCGGGTAGCTTTTTTTAATATTTATCCGCTATTCCTCGCCGCTGTACAGCGGCTTATTTTTTATGATGTTTCTGAAATATCGTTTATACCATTTAATTTGTCGTAGCATTCATCTAATCCTGTGCAATCAAGTTCAAATTTATACACACTGCTTGGTCTATCTTCATTTATAACTACAAACTTTATTTTTTCTGAATTTTTTAACATTCCAATAAACCTATCGTTACTATATGTATTAATAATAACTCTATCTCTGGATTCAGCCCGCATTTCTCCACTAAACGATTTTTTTTCTCCATCATTGTTTTTAGTGCTTATGGCATACGAAACACTATTACTATAGGAATTTTTTACAAGATTATCTCCGTACTCATACAGTTTAAAAGCAATATAATTAGAATCAATCATCATATACACAAACAACAGAGAGTCATCAGTTGCAGTGTTAGAAAATGATCCTATAACCGTCGATTTAACATACTTCTCGTTAGTCTTATCACCAAATTCATCAACATAATAATCTAATTCCCATTTGCTCTTATCTTTGCTCGATTCTAATTTAGATGATGTATCATCTTTTGAGATTACCGAAGAGTTCTGTGCTAACTTAGAATCATTTAAAACAGAACTACCATTTTCAATATGTTCTGTTGTAGAATACTCTATTGTAGGAGTACAACCTGTAACTCCAATCAATGCAAAGATTGATATTAAAGTCAAAATTTTTTTCATTTTAATCATCCTTTCATTCCTCGCCGCTGTCCGGTGAGGTTTTTGTTTTTAATTCATTCAAGTATATTATTGCTTTTGCACGTTCTACAATAGGAAGTTTTTTAACTAATTCAATAAGTTCCTTAGAAGACTCGTCAAGTTCTTGGCTGCTCACAGTGAGCGGAGAATTATTTCCATTGTTTCCATTAACTATATTGCTTAATTGTATGCTCTGATAAGTTGTTCTTGGCTCATCTGATCTTCCAAACAAATAATCTGTCGAACATTTAAGATAATCTGCTATCTTACAAATATTCTGAGTGCCGGTATCTTTTCCATTGGCTAACTTATTTACAAGGTTCCTGTCAATTTCATAATAAGAAAGAATATCCTTAACTTTTACACCCTGCTTTTGAGCTTCCTGTTTAATGCGTTCAGATATAATTCGTGTACCTTCCATAATATCATCTCCTTCTTTTTGTGCAAAAGTACATAAATACGCTAATTAGAGGATTTTATAGTTGACATTCCACTAATTAGAGGATATAATACAATCAGGCTGTTAATGAAATACAACAACCGGGAACGAAAAATATACTTAGTATTAGTATATTATATTTTGTTCACAAAGTCAACAACCGGGTTGTAATTTTAAAAAAGTGGGGTGAGAGAATGTCGTTGGCAGAAAACATCAGGATGTTCAGAGAAAAGGCAAACAAAAACCAAAAGGAGCTTGCCGAAGAAGTCGGGGTGACACAGCAGATGATCAGCCTGTATGAGCAGGGCATTAAAGCTCCGAGTCTGGCTGTAGCGGTAAAGATCGCTCAGGCACTGGGTACGACCTGCGAAAAGCTTGCCGGAATGGACAAGGCAGTGTGAGGGGGGGAAAAAGATGGAAAGTGATTACATGATTGAACACGTCTTTAAAGACGGCGCAGTTAAATACGGTGTTTACAGGCTCAAAGACATAAGCAAGCCGGACGCCGCAGACAACAGAGAATACACGGGAGTGTATGAGGACTACGGTACAGCCTGCTTCACAGCGGCTGAACAGAACATTCAGAAAGAACTGAACGAGGGGTGATACGGCATGAAATATTCACTCTACGATACATATGAAACGGAAATTGAACCCGGGGAGCTGATCTGCACTTCCGATGATTATGCGGAAATCATAAAGGCGGCAAAGCTCAGAAATGCAGAGACGGACGGAGAGTGCGAACTCCGTGTTATGGAAAGGATTGACGATCATGAGCAGAGAGCCTGAAAACATTCAGAAACAAATCGATAAGGCACATCAGGACTGTCGCCGCAAATATCCATTTAATTGTGATATGCCCGAAGTGAATAATCCGATAGAATGTGTACTGCTGCTCGGCAGGCTTAACGAGGCAATAAGTCTGCTGCTTAGTTTGCAGGACAGCTACTACACAGAATACATATGGAACGCTTCATCACTGCATGATGAACAGCTTAAAAAAGCAGGACTTGACGATGACTTTTTCGGTGACGTTGAAGACAAGCTGAGAACGCTCAGAAGTATCCTTATGGGTGACAGCCTTGACTTTGATAAACTCTACAGGCGGCTTTATGATGAAGCTTTAGGGCATGAAGTGTACTGGCGGGAGTTTTATGAAAATCGGAATAAAGAACTGGAAAGGAAACTCAACAGAATTGAAACCGAGAAAAAAACCTGATGCAGTGTACAAAACCTGCATGTACTGCGGACTGGAATGGAACGTCAGCGTAAAGGACAAATACGAATATTACATATGTCCGAAATGCCGCCGGGATGTATGCAGGGAAAAACAGCGGCATAAAAATTTATGAAAGGGGATGCTTTTATGTATATGGGACGAGTATATGGCAAGAGGGAAAACGGAGAAACAATACTTATCGGTGTGGTTGATCTGAAAGCAAAAAAGTTCATCAGCATTGAGGATGAAGCAGCTCTTGCAGAGCTGAAACAATCGGTTCATAACAGGCTTGAAGCAAAAGTCAATGAAATGCTTAATCTTGATCCGACAATACCGTTTGTATATGCTGATGACTGTCCGGCTGCGGGAGCTGAGTGACCGTAAGAATAATTATAAACAGGTGTAAAGATGAAAATACATGAGCGAAAAATGCAGGCGGTTAAGCTTGCAGTGTGGCTAATAGCGAGAGGAGCAGAAAATGGGAAGTATAAAGATAAAGACCGACAGCGGCATAAGGATGAGCGCAAAGCTCGACACCAAAACAGACTACGACAAGATAATCAAGTTCTTGCAGTCTGAGCGGGATTCTATGTCCTCGAAGCCTAAGAAGTCGTTCAAGGACGAGCTTGTCACCGACATAAGCACCGGCTACTATGAAGCTCAGAGACGTGCAAAGGGGTGAGAGTATGAATGCAGTGATTTGTTTGAGTGCAGGGATTGTTATCGGCGTGTGCCTGATGTCCCTTTTCGGACTGAATGACAGGAAGTGAACAAATGACAGAAAAGAAATATGAAGATCATCCTTTCCGGGAAAGACTTAATCATCTGATGTTTTCAGCACATAAGGTACAGGGGCTGAGTTACCGCAGAATGGCTCACGATGCAGGCATAGGCACGAGTGCAATGAATAGCTACCGACAGGGCGAAGCATTACCGGGAGCTGAGAACCTTTTGAAAATAGCTGATTACTTCGGAGTCAGCGCAGACTACCTTCTCGGAAGAGAGGGGTACGAGATCGGAGAGGAACAATGAGCATACAGGAACTTACAAAAGAGCAGGAACAGAAAATCAGGGCGGCATATCTTGAACCGGCAAACAAAATCAGCGTTATCATTGACCGCATAAAGGCAGCGGGTGTGCCTGTGGAGACGGCGACGGGATGGCTGTTTGTGCGTCACTACATCGGTTATGACGACAAGATTTTGCTTGACAGAATGGCGTGAGGTGGTGATTAAATGCTAATATGTGATCGTCTTAGCTGCGACTACGTCAGTGGATATACACAGGCAATAGTGGATATCATCAACATTTTCGAGTATGTCAATAATGAAATGAATATGCGTAAAATGCGGATGAATTATAAATTAGTCATGAAACTGCTTAAAACTATTCTTAATGAGCGTGGGAACATTCGTGACAGAATAGGCGATGGTTTCATCCGTTGGAATCTGCAGAGAAAAGATTTTGAGTATTATCAAAGGAGCGGCAAAAAATGATATGCCCAGAATGTGGAAACAGTTTTTTAGCGTTATCTGTAAATCAGAAATATTGCTCAAAAAATTGCGGAAATCGTTTCAGAAGGAAACATAAGATAATCTCACCGTCGTTGACCTTTGATTGTGCCAAATGCGGGAAAACCGTTGTTACAGAAGAAGGCACGAGGGATATGAGAACGCGTTTTTGCAGTGAAACCTGTGAAAAGAAGTATTGGAGGCATCCGCCCTTTGACAACATAACGTCAAGAACGAATTTTCATAGCGTACAGGAATATATGAGTTGGGAGAGCAGAACAAATGAGTAACACAAAAGAAAAATCCGCTGTCGGTACGGCAATACCGGCAACGGAAACATATAATGAATCTATTGTCAGTATAACTGATCTTTGCGGGAATGTCAACAGTTACAGCGAAAACATGACAGCAATTCTTGACAGCCTGAGTAAAACTCTCAGGCTGACCCGAGAGGGCAGGAAAATTAAAAGCATTGTGCCGGTAACAGTGCCGATGCAGAACAGCGATTATATCGGTATCTATGCCCGCATTACATACAGTGACGGTACCGAAAGGTATATTGAAATAGGCGCAGACAGCGGCATAGCGGCAGTCTATGATATTGCAAGAAAGCTTGCTTTTAGCTGAGGGGGGGAACAGGATTGAAAGCAAAGTTTAAAACACCTCTTTCGGAATTGTGAAATTTTACTTACAATTTGACCTGTAAGGGTCAAACTTAATGGGATTTTATGCGGACTGGTGAAGGGCAACCTTCAAATAAAAGAAACGGAGGCAGATCATGAATGAAATAAGTGTAAATTACAAGACAGCGGCAGAGCTGAATCAGAAAATTATCTTTACTGCGCAGATGGCACAGCAGAACCTTTTTAAAATGTGCTGTATGCTCAAGAGAATGAGGGACGAAAAGCTTTATAAGGAGCTTGGTTATCCTAATTTTGAGGATTACTGCGAGAATGAAGTGGGGTTCAGCAGCCGAAACGCAAGAAATTATATATCCGTAATAGAAAATATAAATGAAGAAAAGTGGAAATCGATTTCCGCTTTTGGAATGACAAAGCTTTCCCTACTTGCATCACTCTCCGAGTCTCAGCAGGAAGAAATACAGCAGAATGTCAATGTTGAGGATATATCCGTCCGAAAGCTTAAAGAGGAAATTGCAAGGCTGAAAGAGGAAAGCGAATCTGCCGGACAAAGGGCAGAAAACGAACGTCAGCGGCGCATATCTGCCGAAACCGACCTTCTGTCGGCAAAAAGCAAAAACCGCAGTCTGACTCACGACCTTGACGCCGCCAACAGCAGGATAAACGAGCTTGAAAGCCGTCCTGTTGAGGTCGCAGTTGAGACGGATACCAAGACCCTTGCAGAAAATGAGCGCTTGCAGCAGGAGCTTGAAGCTGCTCATGACAGGATAGATGAGCTTAGCAGGAATGATCTGCATTATGATATCGAAAATGCTAAGGCTACTATCAAAAGCCTTAACCGGTCCCTTACAAATCTACAGCAGGACAGCGCAAACGAACTGAACCGTACCCGTCAGAAAATGCAGAGGGAAATAAACAGGCTTAACGAACAGCTTGAAAAGCAGAAGTCAACCGTGCAGACTGTTGAGATCATTGATACAAAAGAGATATTCAAAGCTTATTATAAAAACGCTATAGGAGCTTTTAACGCAATGCTGGAAGCTGTAAGCGGCTTTGAGGATGCGGGCTTCTGCATTACAAAGATTGAGGAACTGCTTAATATTCTTAATAAAAAAACGGAGGCACTCAAAGGAGTATCTCAGATACAAAGACCCTGAGATAAATAAAACAGCAGTAAAAAATGCGCTTAGATCCGGAGAGATCGTTCCCGGCGCACAACTTGAAAGAACACAAAGCTTAATTATAAAGTGAGGTATTATCATGGAAAAAGTAACGAGAAGAAAAGCAAAGCTTCGTCTTGCTCTTACCGGAGTCAGCGGAGCCGGAAAAACACTTTCAGCGCTGTACATAGCATACGGCATGACAGACGACTGGGATAAGATCGCCGTTATTGATACTGAGCATGAAAGAGCAAGGTTTTATGCAGACCGTGAGGATCTGGGAACGGGGAGTTTCTATTATGAGCCGTTTTCCCCGCCATACAGCCCCGACAGATATAAACAGCTTGTATCCGAAGCCGCAAAAACAGTAGGCACGGACGGAGTTGTCATTATCGACAGTCTTTCCCACGCATGGAAGAATGAAGGCGGAGTTCTGGATATACAGTCCAGGATCGCTGAACAAAGAGGTAAAAACAGCTATACCGCATGGAATGAGGCAGGCAAAGTACAGAATGATCTTATCAACACTATACTTGCAGTAGACTGTCATACGATCGTTACAATGCGCTCTAAAATGGATTACGTCATGCAGGAAAACGCTCAGGGTAAAATGGCGCCGGTCAAGGTCGGTCTTGCTCCTGTTCAGCGTGAAGATACGGAATATGAATTTGACATTGTTCTCGATATCGCACGAAATCACATTGCAACGGCAAGCAAGGATACCACTTTCCTTGACCGCTTTGGTCAGATCATAACTCCTGAGCTTGGCAAACAGCTCAGGAACTGGCTTGACGAGGGTACAGAAGCCGCTAAATGTATGATGTGCAAAAAGCTGATATCATCTCAGAACGGAAAAACAACTGCACAGATAATTGAAGCAAGCGTCAAAAATTTAGGGCAGATGCTTTGCTATGATTGTTTTGCACGAGAGTACAGAGCAAAGAGGGATAAAGAAAATGCCGCTTCGTGAGTACCAGAACAACATAATCGACGATGTAAGAGACGCATACCGGAAGGGCAGTAAAGCACCCTGCATTGTCCTTCCCTGCGGGGGCGGCAAATCAGTCATTGTTGCTGAGATCGCTAAAAAAACAACCGAAAAAGGCAACAGGGTATTGTTTATCGTGCACCGGAAGGAGCTGTGCGATCAGATCAGAAATACCTTTGAAGCATGGGGTGTTGATATGGATTTATGCACAATAGGAATGGTTCAGACGGTTTGCAGACACCTCGAAGCAATAGCTCCGCCGGCACTTATAATAACTGATGAAAACCATCACAGCAAGGCAGGAAGCTATATAAAGATCTATAAAGCCTTTCCAGAAGCGCACCGCATTGGTGTTACTGCAACGCCTGTCCGGCTTGACGGCTCCGGTCTTAAAGATGTCAATGACAAACTTGTTATCGGAGTTGATGCAAAGTGGCTGATAAATAATCACTACCTTGCACCTTATGACTATTATGCGCCGTCACTTGTTGATCTGACCGGACTAAAAACAGTCAGAGGTGAGTTTGATATCAAGTCAGCAGAAAAGCTGATGCTGAAAAAGGCTATATTCGGTGATGTCATAGAGAATTATAAAAAGCTTGCAAACGGCAGACAGGCAATTTGTTACTGCGTTTCAGTAAAACATTCGGTCGCTATGGCGCAGGCGTTCAATGATGCCGGCATTGATGCAATGCACATTGACGGAGAGACCCCGAAGGACAAAAGGGATAAGATCATTGAAATGTTCCGTGACGGTCAGACAGATATACTCTGCAATGTTGATCTGATATCAGAGGGCTTTGACGTTCCGGACTGTGGGTGCGCTATTCTTCTCCGGCCAACCAAATCCCTGACTTTATACATACAGCAGTCAATGAGATGTATGCGCTATAAGCCCGGGAAGCGAGCAGTAATAATTGACCATGTAGGCAATTATGCAAGGTTCGGTCTGCCGGATCAGCACCGGGAATGGACGCTTGAGGGCAAACCAAAACGCAGTACGAAAAATAAAAGCAAAGATGATGTCAATATCCGTGAATGTACAAATTGTTTCAGGATATTTCCGGCTGTTGTCAACGGCGAAAAAGTAACCGTCTGCCCCTTCTGCGGATATGTTTTTCCTGAGCCGGGCAGAGATATCAGGGAAGAAAAACAAGCTGTCCTGCAAAAGATAGAAGGGTTTGTATTGAATTATGACAGCCCCGATCAATGCAATACCTATCAGGAGCTGATCGCATATGCAAAAAGAAAAGGCTATAAACCGGGCTGGGCTTACTATCAGGCAAAAAGCAAAGGAATGTTATAATGACAGAAGAACATAAACTGATGAATGAAATAAGAATAGCGCTGTCGGAAAACGGGTGTATCTCGTTCCGGATGAATGTCGGCAAAATGAAAACACCTGATGGACGATACTTTGATACAGGCGTACCTGTCGGTTTTTCCGACATATTCGGACTGCGTGAAAGTGACGGCAGAGCATTTTTCATTGAAGTAAAAACAAAAAAGGGCAAAGCAAGCCCTCAGCAGAAACAATTCCTGAAAGCTATGCAGAAAGCCGGAGCAATTGCCGGTATCTGCCGAAGCCCGAAGGATGCAATAAAATTAGTTAAAGGAGAGTAAAAAATGGCATTTACAACAGGTTATACAAATGAAGAGCTTATCCCGGAGGGTGATTATGAATGTATCATTCTGAATGCGGGACTTAGTGCAACACAGGCGGGGACGCTTTATTTTTCAGTGCGTTTTGCAGTGAGGAATGACGTTCCGCAAAAATACCAGAACAGAAACATATTCCATGCGATATGGGAAAGAAAGCCCGAAAAGCAGACCGAGGAGGATAAAAGTGTTGACGGATTCAGCTACAAACAGCTTATGAATCTGTGTCAGCACTGCGGGATCCCGAACGGCAGGAACTATGAAAGCCTTGATAAGCTTGGTGATGATCTGAGGGGCAGATGTACTCTTGTTACCGTTGAGCATAACGAATGGAACGGCAAAAAGAGCGTCAGAGTAAAATGGTGCAATGACACGAAGTATCCTGAGTGCAGACACAAGAACACAATACAAAGTCCGTCGGTTGATACTCAGGTACAGAATAATACTGCCGTCAGAACCACTGATAATGACAGCATTAATATCTATGATGACGGAGACCTGCCATTTTAAT